ATGCTGAGCTACTTAGCCCATCACGTCACGACCGGAATTTTGAAGCGCTTCCGATTCGATTCCAAGTCGCGTGGTCTGTCCGTCGATAAGTCCGTCTCATTTTGCGGATCGCGGCTGCCTCTTCGCAATAGGTCCTGCTACCGCCGAGAGAAGGTCAAGGCGATTCAGTCCGCGTCGTCTCTGTTCGCCTGGTTCGATATCACTCAACATCCGGCAATGCAGGCTCAGCAGCGGACTACCGCCGAGAGCGTCTTGAAGTTCACGCAGTTGGGCGTGCCCTTGAACGATCTGATCGAGGCCCATGATTTGCCTTATCAGACCCAGGCCTGGGGCAACGACTGGTGGATCAATATGGGCCAGGTCCCCGCCCGGTTCGCACTCGAAGCGGGCGTCGAGGGAATCACCGGCCCCTCCCTGCCCGAAGAGCCGGAAGCGGACGCGACCGAATACAGAGCCGGGAGCGTGAGCGACCGGGTGACATCCGAAAATCAAAACTCACACCTTAAAACTCAAAACTCCGAAGCCCAGCGTCTTCGCCTCTGGCGATCCTGGGTCGTGACCTGGATCGGGATTGAGAAGGAGTATTCCGATTCCCTGCGTATCTTTTTCGTGCGTCAGCAACGGATCCTACTCAAAAAATTGAAGGACGCTTTGTCAGAATCTCGCTCTGTGTCCTCTGTGCCCTCTGTGGCGAAAGATAATGACGAGATTATTGCAAGGGTCGTATTCGATTTGAAGATCGAGGACGGCAAGCTCAAAGTCATCAATCACGTTTATTTCGGCAAGGCGTCCGAGCTGGGCATTCGCCAGGCCCTTACCGAGATCTTAGGCCTCAAGGGCGAGGACCTAAATAAGCGGGCCGCTGAGGTCAAATTACGGGCGGCGATTAAGAGGAGCATGTTGGTCTCTTCTCGCAGAATCAGCAAGATCAATAGCGACACCCAGGATGCAATCGCCGCCGAGCTGCAGGATGGCCTCGATGCCGGCGAAGGTCTTAACGAGTTGACCGCGAGAATTAAGGAGACCTTCAAGTTCAGGCGAACAAAGGCGCAGGGCATCGCCCGCACCCAGACCTCCGGCGCAGTAGGCACGGGCCGTCACGAGGGCTTCCGCTCATCCGGGATTGAACTAAAGACCTGGTCGAGCAGTCGCGACGCTCACGTCCGCGACTCCCATCGCGAGGCCGAGTCCAAGTACGAGGGCGGTATTCCAATCGATTCATTTTTCGAGCTTACAGGCGGGAGGGTGCTGTTCCCCGGCGATCCGTCCGGCCCGGCGGGCGAGATCATCAATTGCCGCTGCATCGAATTGGCCAAGAAGGCGGCGGGCAAACAGTACGATTTACCACCGATATTTTACTCTTATTCCAATATGCAGCGTGACATGGCTGCGAAGGAGTTATCCGATGCCAACGCCTGAACAGGTTAAGGATTTTCAGCAGGAACGTCACCTATTCCTCACAGTCAAGCAGGTAGATGAATCGAACCCGAACATCGTTCACGCAACCGTGAGCACCGATGAGATAGACCGTTACGGCGAGATCGTTCAGCCGGCGGCGTTCAAGGAGGCCCTACCTGCCTTTCTTGCCAACCCTGTAGTTCTTCCGGCGCACCAGCATCGTTTGGAAAACGGCGAGCCGCCCGTTATTGGCAAAGTCCTGACCGATACAATTCGCATCGGCGAGCATGAGATCGACTTGGATATCGAGTTCGACGATGACGATCTCGGCCAGAAGTACGCCCGCAAATATCAAAAGAAAATGATGCGTGCCTTCTCCATCGGCTTTCGCGGCCTGGAAGGTGAGTACAAGGACCTCGATAAGACCCGGGTCTGGATCTGGAATAAGATCGAGCTTTTAGAGGTCTCCGCAGTCGCCGTCCCCGCCAATCGCGGGGCGCTCGCCCGAGCGAACGGCTATTACGATCACGAGAACGATAGCAGCGATAGCTTATTGGAATTTCGCAATTTACGCACAGAGATCGTCGAGTTGACCGCGACATTGTACGTTCTCAGATCTTTAACCGAGGAGTCACTCGAAGAAATCAAACAGTTATTAACCCCCGATCAGGATGGACTGGCGAGAGAGTTGATGCTCGGCGAGCTCGACGATCTGTCCACCCCGCCGGGCGATAATATAGCCGAGCAAGTCGCAAGAATTAAACGAGTATTATCGTAATAGAAAGGTTAGTTTATGCCTCAAAAAACAGTTGAACAACAATTGAAGGAGACCGCCGACCTCGTCGAGACGGCGGTAGCGGACCTCGCTAAGAACAAGGCCTCCAAGTCCGAGGTCCTGAGCCTGATCGATGAGAGGACCAAGGACGATAAGGAGCGTATCGCAAAGACCCAGACCGATATCGGCACGCTCAATAGCGGCATCGCCGAGTTGCGAGATGCGACCGCCCAGACGCAAAAGCAGCTTCGCCGCCTGAACCAATTCGATCATTCCGAGTTGTCTGTGGCGAAGAGCCGCTATAGCGGGAGTTTCTCTTCGCCCCGCGAAGCGAAGACCTTCGCCCTGCTGGTGATGGCGAGCGTTATGGCCAACGAGCCTAAGATGCAGAAGCGATTCGACGAAATTCACAAGGCCCTCGACGACCTCGGTATTGAGCCTTACTGGATCGGCCCGGACGGCAAGAAGACGATGACCGGGACCTCCCAGACGGGCGGCGGGGCGCTGTTGACGGTCGAGCAAGCCCCGACGATAATCCTACTGCTCGAGCAATACGGCAAGTACCGGGCGAACGCGCAGCAAATGCCGATGGGCGCAGGCTCCACCCTCGTGCCGAAGATAGATGGTCTCTTGACCTGCTATTGCCCTGGCGAGGGCGGGGCGATCACCGCCGCCGATCCCGCAATCGATACCGTTGCAATGACGCCCAAGACTATGTGCGCCTTGACGGCCTTCAGCATGGAGCTCGAGGACGATTCCTTAGTCGCCTTGGGCGAGTTGCTGGCGAACCTCTTTGCAAGGTCCTTCGCGTATTACGAGGACCTTTGCGGCTTCCTCGGCGACGGCACCTCGACGTACTTCCACTTCACCGGAATTACCGGGGCACTACTGGCCGTCTCCGCGACGATCGCCAATATCAAGTCACTCGTCGTAGGCGCAGGGAACGCCTACAGTGAATTGACCCTGGCGAACTTCATCTCCGTCGGCGGCACCCTGCCCGACTTCGCCGATAACGGCGACGCCAAGTGGTATGCCCACCGTTACTTCTATTGGACGGTCATGGTTACTCTGGCCTTAGCATCAGGCGGCGCTACGGCGACCGAGGTGATCCTCGGCGCAGGCCAGAGGCAGAGGATGTTCCTGGGCTATCCCGTCGAGTTCGCCCAGGTAATGCCGAAAGCGGCTGCAAATTCCCAGATCTGCGCTCTGTTGGCCAATCTTCGCCAGGGCGCCTATCTCGGCACCAGGGGCGGAATTGAATTCGCCCAGTCGGAGCATCGTTACTTCGACCAGGGCCTCATGGCCGTTCGCGGCCGAGATCGCGTGGCGATCAACGTACACGGAGTCGGCGATACGACCGACGCAGGCCCGATTTGCGGGCTGATCACCGCCGCTTCATAACGGAGCCGGGAGCGTAAGCGACCGGGTTGCCCCAGAGGTGATGAAAAGGTCTGTTAAGGACGTTATTAACGTACATTTAAGAAAGGATTAAACATGAATTTACCAGCGATGTTAAAGGCCCTGAAATTCGGCCTCCTGACCTATCCGCAGTTGAAGGATAACGGGGCCCTGGCGAACAATACCTATATCGATACGCAGGGCCTCTCGGCCCTGCTCGTGCTGATCGCTATGGGCGCTACCGATATCGGATTCGGCTCGACCGCCTCAACGACTCCGCCCTTAGTCGAGGAGTGCGATACGACCGGCGGCACTTACACCGCCATAACCGGGGCCGCGCTCTCCGCCTGCCCGGGCGCGTCCTCTGACGGTTTTCTGTACGGGATCTTCGTGGACCTGAAAAAGACGCGCATGCGCTTTATGCGGGTCCAGGCCCCGACCGCCGGCGACGGCACGGCGGGCGTTGCCGCCGCTATCGTAGCCATCGGCTTCCCGTCCGACGTGATGCCCAGGTCCGCCGCTGAGATGGGCCTGGCCGAATTGATCTCGGCCTAAGCATGTTCGTCTGAATTGAATTGTGATCCGCCCGGCTTCTGTCCTACTGAGCCCCGCGAAGCCGGGCGGACTTTTTAAGTTTTGAATTTTAGGTTTTGAGTTTTGAGTTTTGAGATATCAACTAAGCACTAACCACTAAAAACTCACAACTCACCTCTGAGGTGTATTTATGTGGATCGAAATGTTAGAGACCTTCGTATGCCCGACCGGCCTGTACCTGAAAGGAATGAAGTATGACCTGCCACTCAAAATCCTTAATCAAATCCGTGCCAAAGGAAAGCATCTCTGGCGAAAGACCATCGCCCCCTGGACCGACGCCAGTATCGTGCCGGATATGCGAAAGCCCGAACAACCGGCAGTACACGCCGGAGAAGAGTCGGAAGTACAGGATTAAGTAACGGACTGCATACCAATAATTCACAGGAGCAACAATGCCGGCAACGTGGACCGTAGAAATTCAACCGCTTAATGTATCCCGGTATGAGGCCTCTATTACGGCCACGCGAACGGATGGCGATGATATGCGGGTATTTTACATCCTTTCGGCGATTCTGCAATCGCCCCAGCAGCAACTGGACGTTTTGAATAATATTTGGGGCCAGTGGCTTGCCTCAAAGGCCGAAAGTGCAGCCGTGACGGCCTTTATCGGCAATCTGGCGGCAACGGGCAAGGCAATGCTTGAAGCAAGGGAGGTTCTCTGATGTCGGATACCGGTTATAATTGGGGCGCGTGGACGCAATGTGGCGTTGAGGCGGTTGTTCTGACAACCGGTGGCACTATCCTCGAAATAAGCGACGCTATTGATTTGGACGGCAAAGCAGCTTGTGAAGTTTCGATAGAAGCGACATATTCCAACCACGCAAAGGCAACGGGGGGGTTAGAGATAGCCGTGCTTGGCGAATGTAACGCCACGTATCAAGCACAGGTTGATATTGGTGCTGGTTTTGAGATGATATTCACACAAAACGCCACTAATCGGGAAAGAATCAGCGTTGACCCGCACCAATATGGTACGTTCAAGATTATGCACGATTGGAATAATACGACCGCGAGCAGCACTGTAACGATCACAACCAAATATAGAACAGCAACAATACCGGTAGCCTCATAAGATGGAATTGAAACCTACGAAATTTCGTTATCCGATTAAAGGACATCCGCTATCAAAAGGATTCATCGGTTATTGGCTAATGAATGAGGGGTCGGGAACCACAGTTGCCGATTTGAGCGGGAATCAGAACCAAGGAACGGTAATTGGACCGACTTGGACTGCTGGCAAATACGGACCAACTCTCTTGTTTGCTGCCGCCAGCAATAATCGCGTGGGATTCACCAATGAGATTATAGGCGCAGGAAACTGTTCGATTGTTGCCTTAATCAATCCCGCCAGTATTGGAGAAACCACTGGGCGAATACTGGATAACGGAAAGACAATATTCTTTTGTGCTGCTACCAACAGTTTGGCGTTCACGTCAAACGGCGCTACGACTCTTGCTTACTCAGCCAATGACGCCGTTCCTTACGGCGTGTGGTCCCACGTTGTTGTCACCAGGAAGGCCCTCGCGTCGTCGAGCGAGGTGAATTTTTACGTCAAGGGTGTGTTGTCAGGGACGGCGAATCAAAACTCCGGCTTACCTGCTGCTGGTACGGTGGGATTAAAGATAGGAACTAATAGCGCTCTCAACAGAGACTATGACGGTAAGATAGAGTTTGTTTACATTTATAATCGCTGCCTCACTGTCTCTGAGGTCGTCCAGCTTTACTGTGATCCCTTTGTGATGTTCAAAAGAGAGCCGATTGAATTATGGGCGGCGGCATGTTCGGGCGGGGCGCATCCGGGTTTGAGTATCCCGATTGCCATGCACCATTATAAGCAGTTACGGGGAGCGGCGTAATGCAAATCTTAAAAGCCGATACGCAAGTAATAGTACGAATCGGCCCGTTCGTCGATTCCACCGACGGCGTCACGCCGGAAACGGGCGTTACTCTCGGAGCAGCCGACCAGGCGGAACTACTCAAGCATAACGGCGCCGCCACCGTCGATATATCGGCGAGCACGTGGGCGGCGATAACCGGTTGCGGCGGCTGGTATGACTTGACTCTGACCACGGGCAATACCGATACCGAAGGGCTGTTGACGGTAGTTGTGCAGGATTCCTCCGTTTGCCTGCCGGTTTTCGCACATTTTATGGTTGTGAACGCCAACGTTTATGACTCTCTCTACGCGGCTGCGGCTGCGGATTACCTGCAGGTCGATGCCATCCAAATAAGCGGCGATACCCAGAGCGCAACGGACCTCAAAGACTTCGCCGACGCCGGGTATGATCCTGCGACCAATAAGGTCCAGGGCGTTGTCCTAACCGATGGTTGCACGGCGCTTACGGGTAACACGGCGCAGACCGGCGATAGTTTCGCCCGGCTCGGCGCTCCGGCGGGAGCGAGCGTTTCGGCGGATGTGGCTGCGGTGAAAGGTTACGTTGACGATATAGGAGTCGCCGGAGCGGGCTTGACGGCCGTTCCGTGGAACGCCGCCTGGGACGCCGAGGTTCAGTCGGAATGCACCGATGCCCTGAACGCTTACGACCCGCCCACGAATACCGAGCTTAATACCGCTCACACAACCACGAACGGACTGATTACAACGGTCGATACGGTCGTCGATGCGATCAAGGCCAAGACGGACAACCTGCCCGCCGCCCCGGCTGATGATACGAGCATCGATTCGCAGCTCGCCACGATTGCAGGCTACCTCGACACCGAAGTCGCGGCGATCCTGGCCGCCGTCGATACGGAAGTAGCAGCCATCAAGGCCAAGACCGACAACCTGCCCGCCGATCCGGCCAGCGAGACAAACGTCAACGCCAACGAGACCAAGCTCGACGCTATTGACACGGTCGTTGATGCCGTCAAGGTCGTTACGGACAAGGTCGCCACCGCCCTGGAATTGGATGGGGTGGTGTATCGCTATACGGCCAATGCACTCGAGCAGGCGCCGTCCGGGGGGGCAACGGTTGGACAAATCGCCGACGCCGTTTGGGATGAGGCAGCCGCCGACCACGTGGCCGCCGGCAGTACGGGCAAGAAGCTCAACGATGTAACCGGCGGCTCTCCCGTCAATATCGAGCATGACAGTACGGTAATTGTAACGGACTCTTAAACAGAAAGTATTCACCACGAATTGCAAGGATAAGAATTCACCACTAATTTACACTAATTATCACTAATTCATTTCGTGTCCATTCGTGTAATTCGTGGTTAAAAAGGTTTTGAATGTCTCTGACCATTCAGGAAAAGTTCACAATCGACGGTTCCTTGACCGACGTGACCTCCGTCCTCTTAAGTGATCCGACCGCGACTTACGGCGTTAAGCGCAACGATACGAGCGCCGTCGTAGTAGCCGATGGCACGGCGATGACTAAGGTCTCGACCGGCGTCTATCGCCATACATTCGCCGAGCCGGCGCTCGGCCTGACCTATACCTATTGGGTCGAATGGGTCTATGGCGGCGAGACGTATCGTGATGAGCATACTATTACCGGCACTTCCGCCTCAGCCGGTCAGGTCTGCACGCTAACCGACGTTAAGGGCCGTCTCGGAATTGACAACGCCGACCACGATACGGTCATCAATACGATCATCGCCGGTATGGAGAGCATCTTCAATTCCTATACCCGGCGTCATTTGATCGTCACCGCCTCCGCCGTTACCCAGTATTACACCGGCGCGGGTGCGTACCTGCAGGTAAATCGCTACCCGATCGTCGCTATAACCTCGATTAAGGAGGCCTTGGACTATGATTTCGCCACGGCCGCCGCCCTCGTCGCCGATAGCGACTATCGCATTATGAGCGGCGGGGCCAACGGAATCCTGCATAGGATTTACGCCTGCTGGCCCTTTGACCCCGACAGTATTCAGATCGTCTATCGCGGCGGCTATTGTGCAGCCGGCGTAACGCCCGCCTCCGGCGAGACTGCCCTGCCCGACGATATAAGAGAGGCCGCTATCGAGCAGGCGTGCCTGTTCTTCAAGAGGAAGGACGATCTTGGACTGTCAGCCGTGTCCATTGAAGGCGGGTCGATCCAGAAGTTCAGCTCGCTGGACCTCTTCCCGTTCGTCAAGCAGACCTTGGACGGTTATAGAATGATCACACTTTGAGTTTTGAGTTTTGAGTTTTAGGTTTTGAGATTGTTTCGTATTTCGGATTTCGTATTTCGGATTTACTTGAGCTATGCTCATAGAATTATCAATGGGTCCTGAATTTCCCGCTACGATCGCCTCCCTCGGCTCGATGGCCCGGTCCGTCTTAGAAGCCGCCGATAGGGGCCTGCTCACGGGCGCTAAAATGGCGGCGGATAAGGTCGTCTCCGAATACCTAACCGGCCAGGCGTTGAAGCGCCGCACGGGCGGCTTGGCCCATGCCGTTCAAGGTTGGCGTGAGGCCCCCCTCGAAGCGGTAGTCGGCGTGAGAGAGGCCTCCGCCGTCGATAGGTATTCCTGGCTCCTGGGCGACGAGCAGAAGACCATTGTGCCGACAAAGTCCCAGTTCCTCGCTATTCCGATCGGCGAAGGTCTGACCCCCACCGGCAGGCCTAAATACGATTCACCCCGCCAGGTGGAAGGCGGCTTTTTCGTCCGCACCGGCGGAAGATTGCTGTTCGGGATCAAGCACGGCAAGAAGGGCAAGTTCCGCCCGCTCTTTACAATGGTTAAGAGCGTCTTGGTCCAGGGCACAGGCGCGCTCTGGGACGGTGTGGATGAGAGCTTAGACAATATAACCGGCGAAATGAAATCCGAAATCGATAAAGTAACTGGATAACCAGTTTTGAGGTTTGAGTTTTGTGGCTATGCCATGCCGTGGGCAAGGTTTGAGATTGGACTTAACTAAAAACTAAACACTAAAAACTAAGAACTGCGAATGAACAATGAGCACCGATGGCGGTTTAATAGCGGCCCTTGAAGCATCGTTCGTAACGACGCTCGCGGCTTTGACGTATAATGACGCCCTGGTCTTTCCCCCCTGTATCAATGGGGCTAAGCGGACGGACCACTGGCGGCATCAGGTAGGCGCTACCGGCGGCGGCTTGGACGCCTTCCTTCGCTACAGTCCATTCGCCTTCGTCTGTTATAAGGACGCCGATTCCGCCCGCGAGGGCGGCCACGACCTCCGCGAGGTCCCGACAATCAGCATTCTGATCGGGGTGTATAACG